CAAACAGTCCCCGATCCGCTTGCCGCTGTCCAGTGGAATTGGACTGTTATTGTTGATAAGTCCCAATAGTCCGGGGCTGGAATGTTAAAACAGGCGTATTCATCCGCACTTGTATCAAAATCTAAAACCTTTACATTAACTTTATTGGTGGCTGATTCATATTGTCCCGATGCCGCACCCGATGTTGTTGCTCCATACATTGCCGAGGATGGAACATAAATACCTCTTTTTGGATCAGCTCCTGCTACCTGAATATTCCCAGTTGCGGTAACAATGTCAAAATCAGAAGTTCCCACTCTGAATCTATCCGAACCCCCGAGTTTGAAATCGAACCTATCATCTGTATCAGCAGTAAGAGAAGAATCTGCATCGGCATCTAAAATAAGTTCAACCCCATTGAGATCAGCATTTGTGTCAAAGACAGGTGATGTAAGCGTTTTGTTTGTAAGGGTTTGTGTGAAGTCTTTAAATACAAACTCATCATTACCCGTTAAAAGAGGTAAAGTAACTATCCTGTCAGCGACTAATTCACTAACTGCGAAAACGTATTGATGATCCGCTGAGGTATCTTGAACCTGTATACTACTTAAAACAGGAGAATTTATAGTAGGACTAGTGAGTGTTTTGTTAGTTAATGTAATAGTTGATGATTCAATTAAACTGCCAAAAGTAATTCGTCGAGAAGATCCGCTTGCGTTATCACTTGTATCAGAAGAATCTATAATATATAAAACATCCGCTGTCGCAGGAGTCGAAATTGCTGCAAGATCGGTGAGTTTTTGTGATGCCATTTAAATAAATCTCCCTTGAAAATTACGGTTTCTTTTTTCTGAAATTCGGTCATATTTCCAATGACAACTCATACATAGTCTTATCCAATCTGTGAGTTCTCTTTTATACTTTCCACTTTTATTTGCCCAATGAATCTTTTTACCTTTTAAACCCGTTTGCCCACAAAATTTACAAGTATCAGATTGTCCTAATTCTCGATACAACCATTGATGAAGCCCAACATAACTAACATTTTCACCTTTCCATCCATAATTATTTTCTCCCATTTTATATCCTTTTAATCCTTTATTCCACGCTAGTTGGTCTTTTCTTGCTTTATTTGCAGCTTGTATAGATTTACTTATTCTTATATCGTCTTTGGCAGATAATCCTTTATTCCAAGGAGTTTGTCCCCTTCTACCTTTATTGGTTTTACCAAATTGATTCCCTTTTTGAAATGTCATATTTTAATTATAATTCTTAAGCGAAAATTCGCGAATAATTCGTACTTTCTAATTCACCATTTCCGCCTAATAAAAGTTCATCCGTTCCGTTTTGCAAAAGTAAGCTATCCGTTCCATTCTGAAGTAATAAAACGTCAGTATTTGTATCCTTGATGCCAAATCCAGTAGAAACCTGAGTAGGTTTGCTAAAACCAGTCGAATTTACAGAAACCTTACTAAAATTAGTTGAAACCATTAATTTATTATACAATAGGTATGTTACAATTTATATTATGCAACCTAATCAAAATACGGGATCATTTGGAATAGGCCTAGGGGGAATTCAAGCACTCAAAGAAGCAACTAAACGTAGAGGAATAGATATACCACAACTTGAAAGTATGAGTGCAGCAGCACCTGGTATTCAGGTCGCGCCTTCTGCAGTTCCCACGACCAACCCACAGATAGGAAACGTCGAGCAAAATGTTGCAACCCAAGCTCTCGGTGCACCGACAACTCCAGGAACACCTCCAGCAAGAAGTTGGGAAGCTCAAATTTCAATTTCAGCATTAAAAGGAGTAGCTGAGAGCGAACGGAAAATCGCCGAAAGCTTAGCAGGCTTGAGATAAACTTTTTTTCCATATTACATTTCCTTTTCTAAAACCTCTCTTGTCATACCTGAAGTGACAAGATTTACACAATCTTAACCAATCATTTAAGTTTCTTTTGTATTTATGATTTTTATTTGCCCAATCTATTTCTTTCCTTTTGAAACCTGATTTTCCACAAAGTTGACAAATGTTTGGTCTTCCCAGTTTTCTTGCTATCCATGTATGAAGTGAAATGTAACCAACATTATCACCTTTCCAAGCATGGTGTTTTTCATCAGATTGCCACCATTTTTTCATTCCCTTTAAACTCTTTGAATATTTGGCCACTCTTTTATCGGTTTCTTTGGTCAACCCCTTATTCCACGCCGACATTCCTTCTTTTGCCTTCCTGGCTTTAGCTGCAGTTACCCCTATAATCGGATTATCCTTAGCAGTTAAACCTTTATTCCAAGGATTTTCTTTTTTGAATCTTTTCTTTTGTGCTTCACTTTGTTTTAGTCTGGTTTCTTCAGAAACAAATTTACCCCTTTGAGATAATCCTGCCTTTTTTTGAATCTCTGGCGTATGTAAATGCTCAGGGTCTTTACCTTTTAAGTTTTTCCAATAACATTTTTTGGAGCAAAATTTCCCAGGACCATTTGAAGTAAAGTGTCCGAACTGCTTACCACAATTTGAACAAGTTTTTATAACTTTTGGCATTAACTAATTATATCAGTATCTAATGTATTTGACAATGCCTTCTAAAGGGATTAGAATTCACACAATGAATAAATTACTTGTAGGAATAGTAATTATCCAAACTCTTCTTTTTATCGCCTTCGGTGGATTCTTCTTGTTTGAACTAAGTAAACTTTTAAAAGTTGAGCAACCAATAGAAAGAGTCACTAAATTTGATGTCGTCAAATTCTGCCAGGAAATGAGTGCTAAAAAAACAGATGAGGACTGGGGATACAAGAGTTGCTTGGAGGAAATGGAAAAAGCTGCCAAAGAAGATTTATTGGGAGGAGTTGAGAAAATATGATTGAATTCTTATCAGCCTGGATTTTCTTCACTTTTATAGCCTTGATATTGGAAATGTTAGATATTTTATAGAAGTCTTATTCTTGTGGATAGGCGGCACCTGGGAACTGAAGTCCTAACGCTTTAGCAACTGCATATAATCCCAAACCCTTTGCGCCAGTTTCCAAAGCTCCCGTTGCAACCTTCCTAGCAAAACTTGGAGGCCCTTTGCTAATCGTTTTTAACACTTCTTTTCTTTGTAAACTCTTTGAAATACCACTTAGTAATTTATCTACATTTAACCCCTCATGTATAAGTCTGGTTCCTTCTTCAAAGGCGCCATTTGTTATTTCGTCCAATTCTTGTCTTACGCCATCTCTAATTGCTCGATGATACCCTGCCTTGATCGTATCTCCAGCTTTGCCAGAATCTTTAAATCCTTGAACTGCTGTGTCCCATCTTCTTTTTGCGGTTTGTGGGTTAAGATTTTTACCGTTGAAAAACTTTTGTGCTTTTGTTAGTAAGGCTCTGATTCCTTTCTCTTCCGATGGTGTGGCGCTAGGAATCGCATCATCTGCCCATTGTTCAATAGAATTAAATACTTTAGTTCCATTTACTTTACGACCAACACTTTGTGCTTCTTCAATTGCGGCGTTTCTTACTTCTTTACCTTTAAGTATCTGTTCGGCTCCTTGTTTCAAAGTTTTGTCTATAAGTTCTGGTGATTTTCCTTTGAAGATACTCATAAGTTTTGGCCCTAGATAACTTTTAATTAGTTGAATACCTGCTACTGTCTCTAACTTAGTTGCTATTTCTTCTCTTGCCGCCTCATCCAATTCTTTTACTCTTTCTACTTGTGGCTTAAATTCTTCGCTCCTTGCAACTGCTGATTCGATGTCTCCACCCAATAAATCAGCTATATTTTGGCCCGTGGCTTTTACTCCCTCTAAAGCAATTCCAGGGCCTTCGCTAATATATTTTTGTATCCCGCCCGTTGCGAATAACTTCTCCAAGAATCCTCTATCTTTAAACTCACCTGTCGGTCCAACTGCCTTTTCAGCAACCACTCTTTCTTCACCGCCTTGTTCTGTTATTATTTGTTCTTTTAATCTATCAAGTTCGGGTGAACGCTCTAATCCAAATTTCAATCTTGCCGATTGCATAAGCTCTATAGCTTCAGTCGGAGTATCTGTCGGCTGTGGAAGTCCTTTGCCAGCTTGAAGTTGCTCTTGAAAAGCGATATTCCCAGAATCCCCTGCAGCTTTTGCAAGTTGAGGTCTGACTGACTCAAGAGTTCTTATATAGGTATTAAGTCTTTCGGTTGCAGAGCCAGGTTCACCAGGTGAAACTGCTCTTTCAGCTCCAGCTACAACCCCAGGCAATCGTCCCCCAAAACCAGCCTCGCCAACCGCCAATGGTTCATTGCGCCCTTCTCCAAAAAACAGGCTTTCTAGTTGATTGACTACATTTTCAGTTTTTGCGGTAGGACCTTCTCCTGTTTCCAATTCTTGTAAACCAGCTTCAGCAGTTTTTCTTTCCAAAGTGGCCTGTGGGGACTGACTCATCTGATATTCAGCCACTAAACTAGGACTGATTGAGCCAAGTGTTTCTGGTCTTATGCCAGTTCTAACTTCACCCGTCTTTTTGTTAAAAATATCGACTGTCCCATCTGGATTGTATTTTGAAATAGGCATAGTTACCAACCCGTATCTGTTGAACCGAATTTAGTTATCGGTTGTGTTCCGACTAATTCAGTTCCCTTAAATATTCCTAGTTGAGTTCCCAAATCTTGAAAGCTGATACCGCCATACTTATCCTCTAATTTTGCCATTTCTACGGCTCTAGCAATATTTGCCCTATCTGTTGCGCCCGTCTCCTGCATTTGTGTAATTTCTCTATTCAAAGCCGAAGTTATTTGTGTTTTCATAAGATCATATTCATTCGCTGATTGCGCTGAAATTAAAGTCCCTTCTATCTGGAGCGGAGTAAATATATCAGCTTTTTCCGTTTGGTATTGACTTAAAAGACCTTGAAGCGTTGAACCTGCGCTTTCAAGTCCCCTGCTGGCCGCAGTGAGCGCGGGTTGCAGCCCCCTGATTTCTGCCGCAGACCTTCCCGTAATCTGTCCGGCTGATACACCTCGACCTGATAATGCCTGTTGAACTGCCTGAGGCATATCCTCCATCGTATAACCGATATCTCTTGCCGTCTTGCCTGCCTGTCCGTATGTCTCGTAAGCTTCGGGGAGTTTAAGTGCGGTTCGGACTGCCGTTAGTTGTTCCGGCACTTCGCCGAGTTTGGTTGTGAATGCGCCCATTCTTGCTCTCTGTTCAGCCTGGAAATCAGCAACGGGTTGGATTGGAGCGGGTGTTGGCACTGGCGCGGGCTGTGATTCTCTTTCGAGACGTGCCGCAAGTTCGGGCTCGCGACCGCTCAAAATTGAATTTATAAAATTAGGATCGTTATACCCAAACTTTTTTCTTAATATTTCTTCAGTTAGTGCCATTTAAAAATAAAAACTCCAGCCGTTTAGCTGGAGTAATTTCTCCTTACTTTATTATAACACAAGCAAGGTAATTCAGACTTTGTTATTCTTATCAAAAACAACCACCTTCTCGGGCTTTTTCTTCGAGACATCTTCAAAAGTTTCTTTGTCTTTATCCCAGGTTACATCTTTTATCTCTGTTATTTTCTGAACAGGAATATCGACAATAAGAGCCGGTTTGACGCTTCGTGTTTCAAGGATGAATAAACCCGCTTCTGTATCAAGATAAAAACTGAAG